ACAGTAGTAACATTCAGTTCCCATGATGATAAGACTGTCCAATATTCCCTCGTGTACTGTATTGTCTGTCAATGTTACTTTAACTTTTTTGTTTATGTAATCATCTATCATAGGTTTATTTCCCCTCATGTTCCTTGAGATATTCCTTGTCTAATAGAAAACTGAGATTACAAGCCATATGTGCTAGGTGGGATAGTCCACTCTCCTCATCCACCTCGTTGCCCTCGATGTACGCAAGTAAGTGTCTGTAGAGTGCGTCTATATACCTCTTAGGCTCTACCTTTCGCCAGTTCTCGCTATCTCCGTACTTCTCCGTGCCATACATTCTCACCTCGGCTACTGCCTTAACAAGCTGAGGGTTGACAAGGGATAGTTCTAGCTTCCCCTTATCTGCCTTTGCCGATTGGTCTGTGTCTGTCGTTTCTAACGCACTCAAATTCAATATTCCTATTGTCTCATCGTTTGCAAATAGTGCATTTCCTCGTTCATCCACCACTCCACCTAATTCACCATTTAGCTCATTTACAAGGCTGATGATGTTTGCATAGACTTTGTCTGCGTCCTCGGTGGTGTCATAAGATTCGCTAAAGGTAATATTGTCTGTGCTACGGATTCTACCCCTCACATATAACCTATTTCCAATCAAGGCTGGGCAAAGACTCGATAAGATTAAAAACTCTGTATTTCTTATAACTAATTCAGGATTCCGTCCCTCGTTAGTTCTCAAAATCTCATCTTGCTCCAATACTCTTCCTGATATTGTTTTGTCCTCTAGCTTTAACTCTATTTTTAGTTTCATTTCTGCACCCCTCCTACTTCCTCAAATGCGCTGATTATTTCATCGCAAAGACATATGACTGCGTTCGCTTTATTATTTGTCGGTTCATCTGAAAACAAATCGTACACATAGTCACAAAACTCGGTTCTTTTGTTATTTATTTCGTCAAAGTCCACATGGGGTTGTTCGTCTATTGCTTGCATTATTCCAATTGTAAACATCCCCCTATCGATTGAACCACATTCATCTGCTAGAGAGTAATCGTGCTCCTCTATTGTTTTTATCAGCTTATCTGCGTCTATTAATCTCATCGTTATTTCTCCTTGATTTTATCCTCAATCAACTTATGTATCTTTGCTCTAACATCATCTGCTATTTCAAAGTGCTGACTTGCACAACAGCGTTCTAACTCGTCTAATAAGTCGTCTAATTCGCTTTTAAAATCGTTCATCTGTTCCTCGCTTTCTGTTGTATGCTCCTCTTGGTAGCAAAGGTGATGTCCATAATTGTGGTGTTTTTAATGTGCTTATCGCCATTTCAAGTGCTTTTACATTATTTGACCATCCCATCTGCTCGCATACACCTTTTAGCTTAGTTAATTGCTCTATAGCGTCATAATTTGTCATCGTTACATCCTTTCTTCTCAACTCTTCTGCGTTCTTCTCAACGCTTCCTTTTTCCTAACTTATATTTTCTTCCGCAATTTGTGCATTTTGCAGTGAATGCCCCTTTGCGTGTTTGCCTTAATTCTCCACCACATTCACAAGCAACATCTATACACCGTTGTTTCATAAATTCGTCTATTTGAGAAGGTGTGTATTGCCTTTTTTTAACAGAGGGTTTAAACCCTAACAAACGCATTGTTTGTCTGTATTCATTTTCTATCCATTTTCCATCTGGCTCTAAATGACACCCATCGCCCATTAAGTCCCCCAATTTTATCAGCCTTTCATACAGATAGGCTTTATTATCATTCATCTTTCACCTCTTCAATCGTTTCGCATCCATATCTATAAGTTTGCACCAATCAGGCCTTTCAATGTCCTTTCCAATTTGAGCCCGTAGTACTTGTGTGTACTTTCCATTTTCGTTAAAGTCGATATTGCATACATATCCGTATGTATTCTTGATATTTGATTTAAGGTCTATAGGTTCTATCCTATCTTCGCTCGACCAAAAAGGTTTGGTGTATTGATGTCTGCTAAACGGACATTTATTACAATGTTTTGGAATTTCCATTGGAACTTTATACATCTCTATTCTCCCAACTTTATATTTTTCATGTGATTGCTCTCCTTTAAACTCTCGTTGCCCTTTTGCTTTTCCGATATTTCTTTGATGATTTCGTCTACAGACTCCTCAAAGGCTTTTGTTATCATTTTTTCAAACTGCCTTTTGGCTCTTCGCTTTGCAAAATACTTTGTCAATGTGTGCCCTGCAATGCTTCCGACTATCGCTGCTAATACCCATACTATTCCGTATACTAATGTCATTGTTTTTACCTCTCTTTATTCTTTAATATCTCGTTATTTCTCTGCGTTTTCTTGTAGCACCATATACAGAGTTTTACTTCCTTTTTGCCGATTACTGCACTGTACTTGCCGTATTCGTTTATTCGCTTTCCACATAGTTCGCACTTCATTTGTTGCACCTCTCTAGCAAGCGTATTGCACTTTGGGTTATATCTGACTCATCTGTAAGAACATTAACAGGTTCGTGTCGTTCTAAATTATCTACCCTTAGTGTCTCTAACATTTTTTCATACTCCGTCTCTGTTAAAGACTTCTCTACATCAATGTTTATTGAGCATATATCGTCTATTCGCTTGATATAGATGTCTTTATGGTCTGTATAGACTATGAATGTATTATCCCATATTCCACTAACAATCTCTGTTATTGCACCCTCATCTAAATAAATAATGTGATTGCATCCATCTTTAAATTTCATTCGTGCCTTAAAAACAATTACCTCATCATTGAATTTTTCGACATTCATATTCTTACTCCTCTCAGTTTCCTTGTGATTCTGTCACAAGCTTTAATTGCGTCTTCCCACGCACTGCTTATATCCTCAAGTTCTTCCATCATTCTGTTTAAGTGCTTCACCTTTGCTTCTGACCACGATTTAAGCTTTGCAAGGTCTCCCTCTATCTCTTCTCGGTCATCGTCTTCGCCTAGCAGGTAGGATAAGCTACAATCAAGCACTTCGCACAGTTCTGCAAGTATGCTTGTTGTAGGGTACTTTGTTCCATTTTCAATTCCTGATAGTGTCGCTTGTGATACTCCACAATAACTTCTAACTTCTAGTTGCGTAAGCGATTTCTTTATCCTTGCTTCTTTGATTCGTTCGCCAATCATTACCTTATCGTATTTCATTACCTCTCTCCTCTATGAGTTACATTAAGATTCCTTACTAACTCAGCTACATCAATTCCGCATAGTGTTTTAGTGTCTCGCACAAATTCGTTTACAGTCGCTCTGTGGTCTACTGTTTCCTCTAGCAATGCTATGTATGATTCGCAAAACTCATCTAGCTTCGCTTTGTCAAAGTCGTACACCATAAAGAGCGTACGCACCATAATTGCAAAATTTAGCTGATTCGCCATTTCCGTTACTCGCTCTATGAGTTCTTCTCTTTCAGAGCGACTAAGCTTTGGTTTCTTTGTTCTTGGAACGCTCATTGCCAGCCCTCTTTCTTAATGCTATATCTGTGATTTTCCTCGAATGTTCTTTATGTTTCTTCGCTATTTGTTTCATTACTGCTCCTTTGCTTGCATTATTGCAACATACTTTCCGTAAGATATTCCTAGCATTCTCGCTTTTGCTATCTTTTCGTCGAGCGATAGCTTCCTAGTTTTTTTCTCTTCCTTTGCGTCTTGTTTTTTCTTTGTTGCCTTTTTCGATGTTCTCCTTGCTCTTTCTAAAAAGCATTCGTGTGAGCATACTTTTTGCCTTGCCGTTTGGGAATAAAATTCGCTCCCACATATCTCACATTCTTTAACAGATAGGCTCGGTATTATGTCAACCATTTCTGCTATCACTTCAGGCTTGAATCGTCTTATCTGTTCATCGGTCTTTGACTTCTCGATTAAGTACCTTTCGTCTGTCTCGGTAGAGACGACCACAATTCCTTGTTGGGTCGTCTCATACTCGATATAATCAAACATTTCGCTATAGTAAATCATTGCGATACCTCGTTTAGAACGGCACGGCTTCGTCTAGGGTCTTAAAGTCGTCTATGCTTTCCTGCGCTTCGCTTTCTGAGTGGTTTTCTGTGCGATTCTCAGCGTCTCCCCATTCTAGGAACTCGACCCTCTCAGCGATTACATCGGTTGTGTACACCTTGCTTCCATCGTTCTTTTCATAGCTTCCAGTCTGCAATCTGCCTTGTATTCCTACTAGTCGCCCTTTTGCTAGGTATTTCTCGCAGTTCTCAGCTTGCTTTCCGAACACGATTATGTTCGGAAAATCGGCTTTCTTTTCGCCATCCTTTGTCGGTCTGCTAATAGCTATGGAGAATCTCGCTACTGCCGTTTGGCTTGGTGTGTATCTTAGTTCTACTTCCCTTGTGATTCTGCCGATTAGTGTTACATTGTTCATCTTCAAATCTCCTTTATCGTTAGGTCTTGATACCTTTTTTCAAATAACTTTTGCTTTAGCTTGTAAACATCTGTTTTCATCCCCTTGACATCCTCTATGATTAGCTTTCCGTCTTGCTTATACATAAAGTCGGCTACATACTCAATCTTGCGATATGCTTTTCCGTTCTTCCTAAAACCCTCTTGCAGTAAGAATTTCGGTTGCAGTGTTAGGTTTTCAATCTCTCCCTTGTTCTCTAATGCCTTTAAAACGATGTATCTTTTTGCTTCTTTCTTGGAATCAAACTTGATTCCGTCAACCTCGGTTTTCTTTGCTCTGTATTTCGACAAATTTTATCGCCCCCTTGTTTGAGCCTCTATTTTTCGTTTTAAGCGATTTTTATTTTTAAACGATAATTCTATCGACGATACGCTTTTCACCGCTCTATGAGTTTAAAATCGACCTCAAAAGCATATCTTAATCTAATGTCTTACCCTCAATCATCATTAAGCCGTTTAGCTTGTCCTTAATCTCTGCGGGTAACATCGCCACTGCTTGCTCTCTCTCCACCACTGCCGACATCGTCTTAAAAAACTGTCCTCTAGTCACAGTTTGGAATGTCTCAGGGGGAAGCATAGCTAGTTCTTTTAGCTGACCTAAGTCTTTTAGCCACACCCTCAAAGCCTTTGGAAGCCTATCAAACTCTGCTTGTGTAAAGTACAGTCCTCGCCTTACGGCTTTGCCAAGTTCTCCCCACAACTCGGTTATTTCACTGTCTCCCCCTTTTGTGATTAGGTCTATTTCTGCTCTTAGCCCTGCAATAGTCGGTGGGTACTTCTCTTTTGCGATGTAATTTTTTAAAGCAACTGTCACTATCTGTCCGTCATCTTCTGCGAACATCAGCTCGTAAAGGCTTACTTGCGCTTTCATTTCGTCAATGCTTAGCTTTTTATAGTGCGTTGGAAATGCTGAGCTCAGTATCTGCAGTAATGCTTTTATCTCTGTTCTGTTCATTGCTCCCCCTTACAAGTCTATAAAGCTTACAGGCTTATCTTGTTTCGGCTTTCGGTTTCGCTCCCAAGTTCTCACTGCAGCTTTCCAATCCACCATCGGCTTACCTGTGCCGTACTTCCATCCTCGAGCTTCGTAATAGTCAAAGAATTGTTGTGCGTCTATGCCATTAAGTCTTTCGTCACAGTAGGCTTGTATTTTTTCGACAGTCGGTTTCTCGCGCGCACGCGATATATTATTATTAATATTTCCCTTGTTATCTTTGTTATTTTTGTTATTTGTGGTGCAGTCGTGGTGTAATGGTGGTGCAGTCGTGGTGCAGTCGTGGTGTAATGGTGGTGCAGTCGTGGTGCAGTCGTGGTGTAATGGTGGTGCAGTCGTGGCACGCACATCTTGATATATCGTGTAATTTACAATGTTTATAGTGGTGCAATATTTTGTACTTTCTATTTCGACCATCTTGTCACCCTCTAACGCACTTAAAAATTTATCAAGTTTGCGTCTGTTCCATTTCCACCTATCAGCTAGATACCTTTTAGAGGTGTAGACTGTTCCTGCTTTTTTATGTTCTAACTCTCCGTGAAAATATGATTTATGGTCTTTCCACGAAGCCGTTAGTAAAAGGTCTATCCACGCTTGCCCAAAAGAATATGGTTCATCTTGCCACAACCAATGCTCCACAAGGCTTCGTTGTACCCTTATCCATCCGTCCATTGTTTCTTTAACCTCTCTAGTTCTGCAGGTGTCAGAGTTTCGATTCCTTGTTCTTTACACTCGACCACCACGCTGTCTATAAGCCGTGACATTTCATCAGTTTTATAGGTACTGCTTCCGTAGTAGCTTTTGATGTTGTGATAGCCTTTAAAGTTCTTACATTCGCCCAAGTCTTCACATATCCACCCCTCACCGTGTTTTTCCCATACCTTGACCCAATGTTCCACAACATCAGCCTTTATCGGCACTATCTCAAATACTCCGACCTCGGAGATTAACTTTCGGTATATGTCAGTTTTCATCTGCCTTGTCTTGTCTGCTAGCTTTCCAACAAGTGTCCAAAAGTACGCGTTTGCGTCAAGGCTTCTGCGTTTTGATTTAGGCTTGATGATGATGTCATAGTCCTTGTTTGTGTCAATCTTTATGCCGTCGATTAGTTCCAGAATTTGTCTGTGCTGACCCTTAGGGAGATTGATTGATATTTGGTCGACTTGATATAAAACCCTTAGCTGAATATCTTGTATTTTCATAAGTAATTTTTCCCAAACTCCTTTCTAAAATCTTTGTTTGGATAGTGCTTTTCAAAGGCTTTCTGCCCTAGTTCGTGAAAGTATTGCATTACTGATTTGTTGTGATGAACACCGTTCGGTGGCTCGTTGTGGTCACAGTGGCAAAGGAAAACCTTTAAGCCGTACTGCTCACTCTTCTTTCGATACGGACCACCGAAGATATGATGTTCTTCCACATAAGGACTTCCACAGATAAAGCACTCTCGCTCACTCTGTATGATTGATTTCATTACTGCTCCTTGCCGTTCTCAATATCCCTTAGGATAATTAAGGCTCTGCCGTGGTGTTCCTTTGTCATCGGTCCACTTGTCCATCCTGTCTTTTTTAAAATCTCTGTTGCGTCAAGATTCATAGCCTTGCAAAGTTCAATGTATGTCTTTTTTTCAGCCGATGTGGCTAGTTCTTCGGATAGGTCTATCGGCTCATCGTTTAACGGCTCTTTGGAAGTCGTTTTTTTGCCTTTAGGAACGGCTTTGCCCATCTTGTAGACAACTACATTACTTTTAGTATTAACTATGCTTAAATCGGAAATTTTGCCGTTATCATCATAGCTGATTTGGTTTACGATAAATTTATCGAAGCATTGCCACTTTCCATTCCTTTGAACGATATTACAGTCGGTCTTATTTATGAAAATGAATGGTGCCGTGTATAGTTCTCTACCGATCCCCCAATTAAAGCACGCTCTCTTAAAGCTATCGCTCGCTTCTCCTTTTTCTTTTTCGGTCATACTTTCGGTTCCGACATCCTGCTTCCACACCCAATCATTTCGATTTTCAAAGTAGATACCGACTGAACAAAATAGGTTGTCCTTTATTACCTCGTGGTGTCTTTGCCAATTTTCAGGACCTACAGTTTCATCAAGGATATTCATATCGCACCTTGCGTCTTTATACAGTAGCAATATCAACCCTTTTTCTGTGACTGACTGCACCCTGCAATCAATCTCATCTGCTCTTAGCTTTCTAAACTTTAATCCCATTCGTCCAACCTCTCCTCTATTAGTTCTTTAGGGTTATCGTGCCCTCTGTTTGTTAGCCATTCCTCAATTTCTTTGAGGGTTTCGTCTATCTCGCTCGAACAAGTTTCGCACATATCCTCGCCCTCTTTCATGTACTCTCCACAACCACACTTGACAGCATCGTCATAAAGTTCTCTGCCACAGTAAGGGCAAGTCAATACGATTTCCTCTTTTGTGTACTCGCCATATCTCGCATAGTCTGTTGTGCGTCTAGGCTCGACGGCTTCGTTACAGCTTTCGCACCATTTATACATTTGCTATCTCCTCTATTGTCATTTGATTAGGGTCTATTCCCTCCATTACCTTAGCTACTCTGAGTAGCTTAAACGCTCTCGACCTTAGCTGGTTTACTGTCGCCCTTACATCCTCTTTGCTTCCCATCCAATAGCCTTTGCCGTGTGTTAAGGAACATATCGGATAGCCTTGTTCTCGCAGGCTTCTTATAGCAAGCCTTATAGTTCTTTCGTTTTCTCCTATCATTCCTACTAGGTAGCCTTTTGATTTAGGCTTACTGCCTAGAATTGACAGTAGGCGCTCCTCTATGATAAGATTCTTTTGTGTTTGGGCACTCTTCGGAGTGTCTTTTTTACTGTTCCTATTGCCACTGTTCCAATTGCCACTGTTCCTATTGCCACTGTTCCTATTGCCACTGTTCCTATTGCCACTGTTACAAAGTGTCAACACTTCTTCCCAAGCCAGCTCACGAACAATCTTGATTTTGTTAGTGCAGTGCTTTGTATCATCGTCATCCTTGTCAATCTCCCCAAGTGCTTCAATCTCAGCAACCTTGTTGTCAGTATTAAAGCTGTAATAATTAAAGCAATCGGCTAAGTTAGTGCAAAAATGAAACCCTCTACCACAACACTGAGGTGATTCTTCCATTTCGTATGTTTTGCCGACTTCATATTTAAAATCTCTGCAAGTCCAATCTCCATTAAAAACTTTATAACCTTTCATTTTCTCAATATCCTTTCTGCGTATGCTTTTCCGTCTTCGGTATTTCCTGAGTTGTAAACTGATAGTGCGTCCTCGTAGTTACCATACTTGTCATATAGGTCTGACAGAATGCTACATCCTAGAATTACATTTTCTTGTGGGTTAAATAGGCTTACGATTCCTAGTTCTTCCATTCGCTTTTGGTGGTGCTTTGGTTGTATCTGCATTAAGCCTATTGATTCGCCATTATCACCTACTGCGTTAGGATTGCCTCCTGATTCCTCTTTGATGATTGCTTTGACGATGTTAGGGTCTACTCCACATCTTGTCGCTATATCGTCAATCATTTCATTTGAGATTCCCTTTACATCAATCTGTATATTGCTAACGACTTTGTATTCCGTCTGCTGATACACTTGAGGGTTGTCAATCGCAGTTGCTATGCCGTTAAGCGTAAGCACTGCAGATATAAATAGTGTCGGTGGTATGATTGATTTAATCTTCATTTTGCTTCCCCCTTGCAACAATTTATGTAGTATTCAGCTACATCGGAAATAAGATACCTTTTACATCCGTGTGGCAAGTGTCTTAGCTTTCTGCTTAAAGTCTGTACTGACGCTCCCCACCATTGAGATATCTCTGTTATCGTGACTAGCCCATCGCCTTTAGCCACCTTTTGGATATCTCTTATTACATCCTGTTTTGTCATTGTATTTCCTTTCTACGGTTAAACCGTAATTCTAAACTAAAAAAATAAGGTCGTTGTAGCTTACTTTATAGACTTCTTCAATCTTCTTTATGATTGGAACATCAGGAAAGCTTTTCCCCCTCTCATAGTTAGACAGTGTGTCGTGACTAATCCCTATAAGCCTTGCAGCCTCTTCCTGAGTATATCCCCTCATAACCCTTATCGCCTTTAAAGTATAGGTTCCCATTTTGTCACCCCCTTTCAAGCATCCATCTTTATTGCTATGGCTTTATTCTACTACGGTTAAACCGTAATGTCAACGGTTTTTTCGTAAAAATTTAAAAAAATACTTGCACAATTTACGGATATAGCATATACTCTGCGTAAATATGGGAGGTATAATATGTCTACGCAATTAGGAAACAAAAGTATAATGGCTAGAAATATTCAATACTATATGGACTTAACAGGGAAAACAAGAAACGATATGTGCGAAGCTTTGGGGGTGAAATATACCACATTTACAGATTGGGTCAAAGGTAAAACATATCCACGAATAGATAGCATAGAGAAGATGGCAAATTATTTCGGTGTAGAAAAGTCTGATTTGATAGAACCACGCACAGGGTTAAAAGAAGTCAAAGCCGTGAAAATACCTGTTCTTGGGATGGTTCACGCAGGGTATCCTATGGAAGCAATCGAAGAAATTTTAGATTGGGAAGAAGTAACCCCTGAAATGGCATCTAAGGGCGACCTTATGGCTCTTAGGGTTCAAGGTGACTGTATGGAGCCGAAATTCAGTGACGGAGATACAGTTATCGTGCGTTGTCAAAGTACTGCAGAGAGTGGCGACATAGTAATCGCTATGGTGAATCACGACGAAGCAGAAATGAAAAAACTTAAAAGGTTCGATAATGGCTTTATCAATTTAATACCTCTAAATCCGTCATACTCGGCAAGGTCATTCTCCCCTCAAGAAATAGAAGAATTACCTATAAGGATATTGGGTAAGGTAGTAGAATTGAGAGCGAAGTTCTAAGGAGATATTATGGATAACGACAAGTTCGCTGCTAGACAAAGAATAACAAAATATATCTTTACTATAATATTCGTTGTTCTAGTTATAGCTTCTGTAATAGCCGTAAAAGAGATTATAGATGATAAATATATAGAATCAAGAGCACCTGCCACTTGGACAGGCAAAACATACGATGTTGAATCAGACGGCGAATACTATTCGATGTATGAGGTAGTTCCACCACAATATTTTGAGTTAGTAGCGTATAATAAGAAAACGGAAATGCTTGCGATAAAGACATATGACGAAACAGAGGAGCATATATACTATGATGTTCCTGAAAGTGTGTTTGAGAGGTTTATAAATCATAAATCGCCACTAGAATTTTATAATAAATATCTAAAGAACACTTTTGAAAGTGATTATTAAAACAAAAGAACCCTCTGCATAAAACAAATAAAAAGGGTGCAGAGGGCTCTGAGGTTGCAATGACGCAACGGATGTATCAGCCTTATTGTATCATTGCGACCCCTTTTAGTCAAAGGGGAATTTTATTTCCCCAAAAGGGAGTTAAAATGGCAAGGAAAGAATATATTCAGAAAGCCTTTACCTTTAATGGTAAGAGGTATTATGCTTACGGCAAAACGGAAGCTGAAGCTATAAGAAATAGAGAATTAAAGAGAATAGCACTAGAGCAAGGAAAAGTCATTACAGAAGCTACTATGACGCTTGCTGAGTGGTCTGCTCAGTGCATAGAAACCTATAAGGTGAACTGTTCCGAAAAAACAAAGAAAGATTTTACCTATACTGTAAACGGAAATATCTTGCCTTTAATTGGATCATATCAGTTAAAAGCGATTAATGAAATAATGTGTCAACAAGTGATGAATAGTCAAAAGGGAAAATCTGCGTCGCAAATATCAAAGGTGTATCAAGCGATGAGATTTTTGTTTGATAAGGCAAAGGCTCTAGATTTAATTAATAAGAACCCTGCCTTACATTTAGAAAAGCCCTTAGGACAATCATTAAAACGCAGAGCATTAACTCAAGATGAGCAAGAATTAATCACAAGGGTTGCTCTGACAAAACGCAAATACTACGGCTATTTACTAATGTTGTATTGTGGTTGCCGTCCGTCCGAAGCCTTTAATGTCACTGCAGAGGATATATCCGTGCTAGATGGTGTGCCATTGCTCCATATAAGAGGAACAAAGACGCTTAATGCTAATCGTACAGTTCCTTTACCAAAATGGCTCTATGATGAATTTAAAGGCTTACAAGGGTATATCTGCCTTACAGAAATGGGAACAAAGATAAATAATAACCGTAGTAAAAATGCTTGGTATAAATTTAGAAATGAGTTAAATCTCGCTCTAGGTTGCAAAACATATCGCAACAAACTTGTTCCACCATACCCATTAGCAAGCGACATAGTACAATACTGTCTTAGACATACATATTGCACTAACCTAGCGAAAAAAGGAGTAGACATCAGAACGGCTCAAAAACTGATGGGTCATTCAGATATTTCTCTGACGGCTAATATCTATACACATACAGACAATGACGATATACTAAACGCAGCTAAACTTATAAACAGTAGTACATAGTGTGGTACATATAGATATATCGTTGGAATATCAACAAACAACTACTGACTCTTAATCAGGGTGTCCAGGGTTCGAACCCCTGATGACGCACCATAAGACAGAAACCTTGAAAACACTGTGTTTCACAGTCATTCAAGGTTTTTTCTTTGCCTAAAATCGGAACTTATCTACGCTGATTTTATGTCAAAACTGAACCTTTCTGAATCTTTTGGTGAGGTACAAAGTGAGGTACAAAAAATAAAAAAAAGAGGGGGATAATCCCCCTCTAATTAGTTAAATATATCAGCCAATATATCATCGGATATATCGCCTAGCACAAAAGCCTTTTTGATTCCGTGCTTATTGATGTATGCCTTAGCTGATTCATTGGTATACTTATTGACTAGCAGTACAGGATAGTCACCTAGATTGCTTGCCACTAGTCCATCAGCCCACGCATTTACAAGTATCACAGTATCTGCGTGAGGATAAAATAGGTCAGCAATCTTTGTTGATGTCTCGTACCTATCTAGTCCGTCAAGCCTTGTTACCTTGCTGATGTCTGCAAGCTGTCGCTCAATATCCTTTGACACTACACTTTCGCCACCTAGAATGATGTACTCAAGGTCAGACTGTCTATCTAAGAATGACGCTTGCTTGATTGTGAGATAATCGCCCACCATCATTACAGGGTGACGCACTGTTGATACAGATACACCATCAGCCCAATCCTTGCCACTTGTGATGATTAGCTTTTTAGCACCTTTGATGCACTCTTTGAGCACCTCAAGATTAGTTGCGTATCTATCAGCACCACTCAGCACCTTTACTCCAGCACCATTAATCTTTACATCGCCACCGACAACGGTTGTCTCAAGTCCATTAGTACCCTTGCACTCATCATATACTAGATTAGCCTTTTTAGTGTATGCAAGATAACCAGCACTCAAGCCATCTGCAAAGCCTTTGCCACTAACGACAACCTTATTAGGTTTTAGATGTGATTCAGCGATTAGGTCTGCTGTCTTGTATCTATCCTCGCCATTATACCTAGTGATAGTCACATCTGATGGTATTGTCTTTTTCTCAGGTACAGGCTGAGCACCACCACCATTATAGTAATACTCTGCTCTGCGATAGAGCTCGTCTAGTCGGTCATACCATACTCCCGGACACTGTGTCGGCTTGATGTCTCTATGCCCTCTAAGTGGTAATTTTCGACCGTAGAATCTCCATATATCAGCGATAAGTTCTGCTACTGTCTCAAAATCAGCTGGTCTACACTCAGGTCTACACTCGATACCGATTGAGCGTGCATTCTCCTCCATCACTCCAGTGTGCCAAGCGACATTAGGATAACTAACGATACAAGCTACTCTACCAGCTTCTGCGACTAGGTGAGCCGATGAGCCACTCTTAGGATTACATAGCCAATTAACGACGCCCATAAAGGACAGTCCGTAGGCTCCCCACCAATGAATGCAGATGTATTCAGGGTGGTTCTGATTCGTTTCACCAACATAGTATTTGCCGTAGTTTGGACTATCGTATGATTCTATTAGTTGATATGCCATAGTCTAGTCCTCGACTTTCTTCTCTGTATCGTCTAATTTTAAAATTTGTTTAAAAATCTGATGTAATCCTGTGCTTGCAAGTCCACTAATCATACCACTTGCAATGGCAACAAGTGTTATCGCTTGAGCATTGATACAGCCTAGCACTGCTCCTAGCACTGTAACTGTGAGCGGAATGTACTTGTTGTCTGTTGGTAGGAACTTCTTCATTAGATAGCCTACTACTAAGCAAACTGCGATAACTAATGGAATGTAAAGATTTGTTAAAAATTCAAGATTCATAATGTACCTCCTTGAATAAAATAAAAAAGGTGGAGTTATTTCCACCTTTACTTAACTAAAATGTTTTGAATAACTAGTGTCATTCCTGAGCCTATTAACACGGATATGATAGCTTGGACAACTGCATTCCATCTCATCTTTGGTACTTGCTCAAGTGCGTTTATTCTTTCGCCTTGCTCGTTGAGTTCCTCGTGGTGCATATCCATTTTTTGTATCATAAGCTCTATGTTCGTGTTGATTTTCTGTATTTCCCTTGTCATGTCCTCAACAATCGTCAATCGCGTATTCATTCTTTTGATTTCGTCATCGTGGCATTGTATCTTGATGTCAATGGTATTCTTGCGTTCTAGCCACTCTTCCCTTGTCAGTTCTCCCATATGCTCCTCCTACTTCCATTTACCGATAACATATATCTGTAAGTTTTTAACTTCAGCCGTGCTTGCACCTTGACTTCCTGCAGAGGTTATCTGTATGCCTGTAAATTGGTTGCCAGACTTAATATGAGTAGTCTGTGCTCCCAACGAATATCCTGTGCCAATCTGCACCGAAGCGACAACAACAGGTGTTTTCACAGGTCGGATTTTTAACGGATAATTGAACTCTTTTCTACTAAAAATCATATTATTCCAAACGCCATCAGTCCATCCTCCTGAGTCAACCTCTTTTGACACAATCATTTCGATAGTGCCTTTAGCCCATTTCGTATACTGCCATCCATCAATCTCGCCTTGCTCGATGATGTAGTCCTTTACGACATCAAGCCTGCCTTTGAGCTCATCAATCTTTTCAGGCAAGTGCTCTACTTGTCCGTAAATGTCTCCTAGCATAGCTTCGGTACTTGACTGTACCGACTGTATCGCAGTATTTAGTGTCGAAAATTTACCCTCTAACTGATTGAGTTTATATGTTGCGTTAGGGTCTGTAATACAGTGCCACTCGTAGTCGTGATAGTTATTAGAAGCCGTTAGCGACGGCTTATTTAGTCCTAGTCCTATCCAATCGTGTGTCTCTCCGTTGTAGGTGTGTGAAAAGTCTGTGCCGTCATTATCGCTTGCATAAGCGACCCAAGTATACACAGATGTTCCCCCACTTCCACCTTGACCCTTAAACAGAGCCCATTTATATCTAGTAGGTGTTGTAGGTGCTATATCATCTACCGATGTACAAAATCCTATATAGCTTGAATCTGCTTGAGGTGTGAGTGTCATTCCTGTTCCATCGCTAGAACTAGAATATGCGATATATAGTTTTGGTTGCTTTGCGTTTTTTAGTTCCGTAACGGCTACCTGAACACTCCTAACACTATTTGATAGCTGATTGACAGTTCCCTCTGCAGAGGACACCCTTGTTTTGGTCTGCTCAGCACTATCCTTAGTTTCAAACTTCTGCTTAATAGCGTTCCATAGCTTTGTTACTCCGTTTTTGTCTAAATACTGCATATATCCCCCTTAATCTAATAGAGTGGTTAAAACTGAATCAGGAATTGGCGATAAACTGTCTACCTTGTCCATTAGCTTTACTACGACTGTTCCTAGTGTGCTATCTTTACTTGCTGACGCACTTTGAGACTTTCCATCAAAGATACTTTCAACAACCTCTATCATCAAAGGTTCGGACTTCATTTCATCGGTGTACACTCCGATTTTGATTCTGCCTTTCTTTAGCATATCTGACGGAATCAAGCACTTGTCGTCATTGATAGCGACATCACGGAAAAACTTATCTTTCTTAAATCTCGCGATTTTGGACTTGCCGTTCCATTCATCGTCAAAAGAAAAAACGGCGATATAATCGCCGTTATGCCCTATAAACTTGCCACCACCATTTAAGGTGAGTGTTCTATCTTTTACATTAAAATTAAACTCTTTCATATATCCCCCTATCTATAAGGATTGTACTTTGTACTGCGTGCCGATAGCATATCGAAGAGAACCTTTTTCTGCTCCCTTGTGTACTGACTGTTGTTTAGATACGATATAAGTTCAGCTTTTTTAAGGCTTCCGTTTCCGTCATAGTCGGCACTGCCCTTAACTGCTTCTAGGTCACTTGTTGTAAGTCCTACTCTAGTAGCATATACTGCCTTGCCGTATGTGTTCTTATCTACTGTCATTACACCGTTAATGTCTCTAAAACTAACCCCTGACTGAACAGCCGACATCGTTTTCGCCATCTTAGACTTGTGGTCTTTTTGTGCATTGTAAGCAAGAACAAAGCTTTCCTTTGACTGAGTGCTAGGATTGTACTTTAGCTGTACTGTCTTAGATAGCTTTGAAAACTCTATATCGCCTTTGCTATATCCTCTGCCAAGCAAAAACTCATCTTTTGCGCTTCGCTCAGCCTTGCGATATACATCGCTTATAGCCTTTACTTTGTCATCATCAGACATTCTCCTATACTCGCTACTGTTAAACAGATTCTGTAAGCCGTTTTGAACCTCTGCACCTTTGGTCTTTCGATATGCTGTTCGCTCCTCTACGGACATACGCATATCATCATCGCCAAATTTGATATTAAGGTTTACTGACTTATCAGGAATTATCTTTCTTCCACTTGAGCCATCAACAGAACGCAATAGTGATTCTAATTCATCTGTCGTTGAATCGTTTCTGCGTGCCTTTAAGCTTCCAGGTAATAGCATATTCTGTGCGACTGATAAAGCATAATCTGAAACGCTTTCCTTTCTGTCTGTCTTGCCAAATGTGTCAACCTTAGGTTGTAATACCATTTCGTTAAGTCCTGGTATCTTGCTAGCCATACGGAATAGGAAGTTCTGTATCTCTCTTTCCGTTGCACTCTTTGCCGTTGGTGTGACATCAAGGTCCTCGGAAGCCGTTATCCTTGCAATCTGTCCAAACAGTGTAGGTATATACTGCGACAAATAACTCTCGCTAGAATTACCTATGATTCTGTATATAGGGTTAATCTCTTGATTTCCCCTAGATGATTCAAAGGCTTGTCCTACACCTTGTAGCATAGACATTGAGAACACAGGGTCTGACATCTGAGTGAATGCGTCTAGCACTCGTCCAAATGTTCCGTCGCCCTCTTTGCCGTTTGCTAGTTCCACTCCAATAAAGAACGGAATACAAGCTGGTGCTGCCCAATCCATAGTGAAGTTAAAATCTCTGCCACCTATGTTTACTGAGTATGACTGCTCGCCCATCATCTTTCGGAATTTCCCCTCGGACGATGAATCAATCTTGCCTGTTGCTAAACCCTCGGTTCCCATATAGTAGCCTAGTGCCATAATCCCTGTACCTGTCATTCCTGATGTTAGGTTGTTCAGTCCTTTTATAAACTGAGCAGGGTTCTCATACTTTACCATCTGCTTAACCCCTCGCATTAGTCCAACAGGCGAAAACTTTGTCGCTTGCATTAGTACATTGCTAGGTGTCTTTACAAATGGGAATACTGCGTCAACAAACATACTGCTTGCTTTGTTCAGAACTCTGCCACCACCCCAATTATTAGGTATATCGGCAAGTGGGACATTCGCATACCTTTTCATCTTCATAATGAAATCTGAAAGATTGTTCGCATTTCGGAATGTTGATTCCAAGCTTTCGTTCATCGCAAACTCTTTAGCTTTCTTTAATACATCCTCAGGAACATTGCTTGCCTTATATCCTTTAGCCTTTAGGAACCCTGCAAAGCTATTGTTGTACGCAGGCTTGCTGAACCATAAGTCCTCTACATTTAGTGCGTGGGTATTCCACTTAGAAAGCGTATTGATGACTTTAAATCTCGACTGAATCGCATCAGGGTGTCTATGAACCTCTTTATATTTATTCATTCCCTCAATGATGTATCGGTCCTCTTCATAAGCCTTGCTTGCTAGTGCCCTTAATGCTCCATCTTCGCCTGTTCTTCCCACATGGAAAGCCTTTGTCCTATCTGCTTGCTTAACTAGATTGCTCTGCAAAGTAGCTTCCACCTTATCTCTTACCATTCTTAGAGGTGTAAAGATACAGTTACCGATAAGGTTTCGTACATGCGTTCTAGGACTGCTTAGCATTGAAAGGTATCTCCAAGCGCTGAGCTCATCGGTTAATGTAGGTGGAATCTGATTCCACATTGTTTTACCTATCTCGTTCTTAACCTCGGCGATTTCCTTTGCTCCACTTGCTTTTCTCAATCTATTAAACAGTTCATCAGGAACACTAACTGTGATTCCCTTTTTGCTTAGAGTGTTTGCAAATTGTTTATTAAGCCTATCGACATTTCGCTTTACGGCAACAACTCTGCCCTCAGGTGATATTTGATTAAACCATCTCATCGTTTGTAGTCCTCTAGCATATTCGCTCGCTAGTGAGACAACCTCGCCTGAGACGATTGAAGCTTCTTCGTGTCTGCCTAGTTCCTCTAGCTTATTGAAGAGTGCCACTCCACGAACCATCGTATCGCTGTTCGTTTGCCCTGTTTCCACGGACATTTTAAAGTGATTGAGTGTTCCATCAATATCATCACCAATCTCGGCTGTAGCTTGTTTTAGAGCGTCTTGATTGCGTGTTGTATCGGACATAAAGTCCATCGTGCTTGCGTGCCTATTATCAATAGCTGTTTGAGTTCCCTCGCTTGCGTTAGAACGCACTGTCATTAGCCCTTTTGATTCCTTAGTTCCAAAAGTACCAAGATGTTGTTCTGTCCTTGTCGCTACTCCAATAGGCTCAAGATTCCTTATCGGTGCGTCAACTGATTCAGAAATGTTTTTCAGCTTTGGTGTTTCAACATTTTTCAGAATAGGTGCGTCAACACTCTTTAGCTTTGGTGCTTCAACATTCTTTAAAATAGGTGCGTCAACGCTCTTTAGTTTCGGTGCTTCAATAGTGTTTAACGGAATATCTACTCGCTTTGGAATATCCGTGTGGACCATATCGACTGTTTCTATTGCCTTAGGTAGTTTTGCTCGTTCTAGCTTGATTGCGTCTGCTAGTGCTTCAGGGTTTGTTACTGTTGCAGGCTTATTCCTTACTGCCTTTGTTATAACTCTATCTGCTCCACCAACATTAACTGTCTTAGGGTCAATCATCGCTGTAGGTAAATGTGGTGTAGTCTTTGGTGTCCTTAGTCCTCTTAGAAATGCAGGTGCAAGGTCAGAAGCTGAGCCAAGCCCTACATCTAGTGCCGTATTCAGTCCTACTTGCTTCCAGTAGTCTTTACTGCCGAACTTGTGTCCATCGCTTAAAATTGAGCCTTGTGAGTTATAAAAGCCTAAAGGTGTATCAACGGCTATTTCTTTCGCTAACTGCTTTGTAACACCCTCTGCCGTCTTTGTAGCAAGGCTATTTACTGCCTTATCGGTTGCCACCATTCCTAGCTTCCCTAGACTTTTTCTCGCTCCATTTTGGATGAATTTATTTGTCGCTAGCTTTCTAGTAAGTGCTTGTCCTGCTCCACTTTTTGTAAGCGCGTTAGTAATTGCTCCTGTTGCTCCTGCTCCCTTTAAAAGAGCCCCACCAAGCAAAAAGGAAATTCCTTGACCTGCCATATCACCTAGCTTAAATGACCAAGTGTCCCTAGTCGAATCCTTTATGGAATCTACCTTATATGGAACAGGGGCTATTCCGTGAACACCACCCTCCATAGTTCCAAGCATAAAACGACCACCTGCCGTATCATTCATCTTGACTTGCTTCTTATATGCTTCATCTAGTTTCGCGTTGCTTTCTTCCCTAGCTTTTCTTTGGTCTGCTACACTTATTACATTTAGCCTTTTAGCCATTTTGACTACCTCTTACCCTTTTTCTTCTTAGGTGACGGTTTAGATGGAGCGAACGACTGAAAACCTCGGTTTACATAGTTCATTGAGATTGCTCCACTAGGATATGTTGGGACTATCTTTTTCGTTTGCGTGGGTGACTCCTTTCTTGCTTCAGGATGTCCTCTTGCGATTAGGAACGAATCAGGAGCCTTTTTCTGCTTAAACAGTCCTGCCACTGCGTTCGCTGCGTTTACCATTCTAGGTGTAGGGTCTTCAACATACATAGGTGATTCATCTGCATAGTCGGAATAGTCGCTTGCACTTCCTCCACCATAACTGCGTCCACCACCATAGCTACGACCGTAACCACCATATCCGTAACTTCTAGCAGCAGCTGCCTGTTGTGCTTCTATTTCTGCTTGCTTTGCTTCATCCCACGCTGCGATTTTTGCGTCGTAATCTGCTATTGCATCGCTCTGTTGTTTTAGGTACTGATTAGCTAGCGACTTTAAGCTATTCATGTACGCGTTGTTAAGGTCTGTTAATGCTCCCTCTCTCGCTGAATTACCTTTGGCTAGTGCGTCTGCATAAGCCGTCTGCAAATTCACCTTTGCCGTTTCGCTTGCTCCACCTGTGATTCCTTGTGCCGACAAGTGCTCAGGTAGTTCAAGACTATTCTTTTGATAATTAACATAAGCGTCTCTAGCTGACGCTTCATAGTTCTTGTTAGCCTTATCAACTTCCTGATTGTGCTTCTGCTCTAGCAACGCAGTGTCTGCGTCTTTTGCTTTCTGTATGCTCTGCAAATATGCTTCCTTTAGTGTTGCATATGGGTTTCCTGCTAGTGCCATAAATACCTCCTACTTTGAAAAATTACCTACTGAGTAGGTCTTAGCTAGGCTGATGATACTGAAAGGTCTTGCGTCTTCGCTCTCTAACCTTATCTGTAAGTGCCTATATTTCTTTTCTTTCTTCTTGATATGAATATCGGTTTGCTCTGAACTTGTTGTCATTATTAACTGTTTCCCCTTGCCGTCTACGATAAAGTAAATGCCTACTTCGGAATCAGCAACATCTAGCAACAAAACATTCCCTCGCTTCTGCAGGGTCTTATATACTGTTTCGTTGCCGTCATAGTCAACAGGTGTAGTCCAATGAGCCTTGACTGGTTCACCATCATACAAAACTCCATAACCTTGCTTTGCTCCATCTCTGTATGCTCCGTCATTTTCATAGTCAGTAGAAAAACAACAAATGTTTTCTCCACTGCCGAATAAAAGCATATCATTGCTTACGCAAAATACATTTACAGGGATGTTGTCAAACACATAGGTTTCATACGCAAAGTTTGTTCTGTTCTTATCGTCTCTAGTCGTCTGCCTACCATCGAATACATAGCACTTACCACTAGGCAATGCTAGGATGTAATAAGAGTTCCACGCAACGGCAATCGCCCTATCTAAGTTTTTCTCCTTGCATAGCACCTTATTGACAAATACACTGCGATTTCTAATCGCTAGCTGAGTACTCATATAGTGGTTTGAGATACCATATAAGCCTGTTGATGATAGGAACATAGGGTCATCTATCAAGGTTGCAAAGGTGTTCGGTGCGACTGCTCCTGTTGTTACCGAAGACGAACGCAAGATAAAGGTTTCTTTGCCGTCTTGCAATTTTGCTCCACTGATGAAATATACCGATGATTCATTCTGCGTATTTCCTGTAACAACGACAAGGTTATCCTCGTATCGGTGCAAATTAACGATTGAATCTGCATTAGCAACATTGATGAAGCTATTATCAGGAATATAGGTTGCGTCGCTAACTGCTGAAAAGTAAACCTTATTCTTTCCTGATACTCCGAACAGTCTATCGTTGTTAGCATAGCCATAATTACGGATTTTCCCATCACGGCATAGCAAAGCGTAGCTCTCATTATAAAACCCTTTGTAATAGCCGTTTTTATCGCTTATCCACTGTCCGTCATCATCCACTCTGCCCTTTTCATCGCTGAAAGATACATAAGTAACACGGATATTGTCTTGTCCTGTTACAGGTGGTTTATAAGCCTTAATCTTGATTATCGGTGATTCAAGGAAAGTGTCGCCTAGCATTCCGTTGGCTAGATAGCCTTGTGTCTTTGTTGCGTTCTTAGTAGTGGTATACTCGGCTTTCTTCCACGCACCGTCCGTATCAAGATATTCAACATTTATAATCAAGTACCTTTTGAACAGTCCGTCTGATTCCTCGTTTTCCTTTTTAGGTAGTAATCTCAGTTCCGTTGTCTTATCATCGCCCAAATAAGTTACTCGCCTATAAGGTGCTAAAAGATTCACTCCTGCCCCTATATTCTTACCACCTGTACCATCAAGGTTTTTAGATATGGCAACATCAGGAACAGTCTTTGAGTTCATCTTGATTCTAGCTTCGTGATTAGGGTAACCTGCACCGATGATAAAGTCTTCGATGATTTTATCTACCTCGCAAAAGAAATACCCTTGTGGATATAACCCATCAAACAGTCCACTAAGAGTAGACAATCCATACTTACTAGGTGTTAAAGTGCTTGCATCTATGTGTCCAAAACCACAAGCATAACATTTACCATCAAACGCAAATAGCTTGATTGAGTTAAAGTCACAAGTCGAACCACCATAAAGAGTTTTTACATTCTCTAGGATGTTGAAGCCATTGTGTTTCCACTTCTCCACATAGACATTCTTATTTGTCGCAACATAGAGCAAGCCGTCTACCTCTATCATATCAAGGATTCTCTCGCCCTCGTATGACTTCATATATCGCCATCCCTTACGCTTTCTAGGGTTTCCCCCATCATCGCTTATCATATTGAGCATATCAGGGGAATGTCTACGATTAACCTCTTTCGGAGAATGAGAAAGGTCTATACCTCTTAGCCCTGAATATTTAGCCGTAGAAAGTCTAGGCTTACTTGATACTGTTAGCTTTCCCATCTTAAATCTCCAAACCACCTACGAATTTACATTTTCTAGGCTTGATTATCGCTGACAATAACTGCGTCTTGAGGTCGTCTGCATTGTTCCAATACATAGTCGCTTTTCGCTCATCGTCATCTAGCCATATAAAATACGCTGACATCAACGGAACAATTCCACATACCATTTCAGGTAAGTCGATTTCTTCCATTTCGTTCGTATCTGATGTTATAAGGCTAGGCTCATACACATCGGCTTCGACAACATCCTCAAAATAGTTCTTATACGGCTCAACGACTGTGCGATACACCCAATCAATGCTTCGATTAATTGCGTTTATCACTATCTCAGAATAGAGTTCCATCGTTGAATCTTCCTCGAAGCCTAGTGTCTTTATATTGCTTTTTAATTCTTTTATAGTCATATATCACCTCAAACAAAATAAAGAGGGGCAATCGCCCCTCTAGTCTTACTACTGCTTGCAGTTTAGGACAATAAGTTCCTTAGGTCTTGCGATTATTCCACCATATAGGACGAATCCCTTTACAGCGTCTGCGAACGAATTGTCAGGTCTGTATGGCTCAACATGAGTTAGAGGGTTAGCAAATGCGATAGCCTTGTCTGTTCTAAGCATAATGAACGAATCGGCGCCTACTGTGTGAACATTGTTGCTCATCTTCACGATAACATTTCCGTATCTACCTACCTTGCCGTTCTCAATCATTGTTGAGTTGCTCTTGTCAAGGTCTACATAAGCCTGCTTCATCAGCATATAGAACCATGGTGGAACAGTAAGGGTGATTTTGCTATTAGGTGAAACATTCTGCTCATATAGCTTCTTTAGACCCCTGTCAACATAATCAAGGATGTTAGCCTTTGTTACCTGTGTTGATGCAGTGTCAAGCTTTGTTGCGTCTGAACCTCCAGCAAGCTTTGCGATATACTGATCCATCTTATCAGCTACACCATAAGCACTCTCAGACATAAGAGCGTCCATTGGACCATTTGCAACAGACTGAGCCTTGTCGATATCGCCTACCTTGAAATTGTAGTAAGCAATCTTGTCAATCTTCATTGGAATTGATGTGTCTGCTACATTCTCAGCCCCTGTAAGAGCGATATCTGTTGCCGTTGTTGTGTCTGTGATAGTAGGCTTGCCTACTCCCAAAATTCTTACTGTGTCACCTGCCTGCTTAACTTCGCCCTCGTACTGTCTGTTACAGTCCTCTGCGAATACAAGTGCCTTTTCTAGTTCTCTGTTGTACTGCTCTGACCAAATTGTAGGTACAAAATTTCTATAAGCCATTTTTTACTCCTTTTCTACCACTTCGTCATTGATTTACGAATGGTCTCATAATTTTTCTTAACTTCATCTTTTGTCATAGCTTCGACTTCCTCTCGAGTGAAGAACTCCTTAGGTGCACTTGTTGTGCTCTCGACTTTGCCTGTTGCCTTTGGTGGGACGATTGTTGTTGCCTGCTTTTCAGCTTTGCACGCAAAATACGCTTGCCTTGCAGTAAGTCCACTGCTGATATATCCTGCGTATGATTCTCCCAAGTCCTCTAGGCTTTTAACATTAGGGTCAAGGCTCTGCACCTCTTTGAGGTCATCTGCCATTCTTTTTTCAGCCTGTTGTTCAAGCACTGCTTGCATTAACTGCTCGTTTTCCCTTTTTAGACCATCAATGACGCTCGCTTCCTCTCTCTCTGCGACTAACTCGTCATACTCTCTGTTCTGATAAAAGGCTTCCGCTGCGAGTGCTTTATCTTCGGCATCAGGAAAGAAATTTGATAATGCTCTTTCGTACTCTGCGTTAGAGTTTCTTAGTGCTTCAAGTTCTCTCCTCATTTCTGCAAATGCTGAATCAGAATCTGTTTTTCCTGTTTCAGTTTCTGCATTATCAACCACAGGTTCGGCGACTTCCTGTTCTTCTGCGCCTACATCTTCTGATTCGATTGTTGGTTCGGCGACCTCCAACACTTCTGCGCCTGCATTCGTTTCAAAATCTGGCATTGTTTTTAACTCCTTTTTGTATAATTAAAAAGAAGCGCCCTATTGCGCTTCTCTTAATTCAGTGTTTTCTGTTGGCATTTCTTCGTGTTCTGCCATCGTTTCGTGATTTTCGATAGGAACATCTTCTGTCGGTGTGTTTTCTGCGTTATCCTCTAAAATTTGAGGCTCTATTTTCGCTTCTGAGCTTCTTTTGCATATGAGGTTAAGTAGTTTACCCTTGCTGATTGCTCCGCCGTCAGGGATTAATTCTGCGTACTCCTCAAATGTTATCTGCCCTTGAGCAAGTAGTGCGTCGCAAGCCTGTTGCTGAGCAAACTTTGTCCACTGATTATCTTGTGAAACATCGACTTTTACCGACGGCTTAAAGTCCAAAAGTTCATCTGCAGATATCTTAATCTCGTTTCCGTGCTCGTCCTTAGTGGTAAAGCTATCTATATCATATACTAGCCACATATCAAACCACATAAGGGCTATATCCTCTACTGTCTGTTGGAAAGTATTTATCTGTTCATTGAGTGGAATCTGTGCTTGGTCACGGATTGCGATAATAGCACTGCCACTCGACCTCTGAGGGTCGATATTACCCACGGCAAAATCACCTGCTCCTGCAAGTTCTCTTGTCTGTGTGATTAAATCAGCAAATAGTTTATCTGCGTCGCTAGATATGTTTGACGCGTTTATGTAGCCTATCATCTGATTTATGGACTGCTGGGCATTTCCTCTTACTCCAATCGCAGCGCCAACCTTGTTTAGGTCATCAGGGTTTTCCACTGCGTCTGCGTCATAAGCAATTCTAGGAAAAGCCGATATCTTAACAGTGACTGCTCGTCTAGCTAAGGTCTTATTTAACTCAATCTGATTAGGAATCATCGAAGCGACCTCGCTAACTCCTCTAGCATTATTAGGTCTAGGCTCCCATATAAAGTTCTGTATAGGATATAGAGTTAGTCCCGCGAACTCTTTTCCGTCTACGGATGATGTAATTCTTCTCGTAGGTTCGATAAGGCTTTCTTTTGTCGCCCTCGTAACAGTGATTACATCGTCTTTATCCTTTGATAGATAGATAACGCAAGTGACCTTATCGCTTACTTCGTCTTGGTTCGCAATTTGACTTTCTCTCTCTGCGTCGGTTCTTATCTTATCTATCTCTTCCTTAGGAACCTTGTTCTCTAGGGCAATTCTTTTGACTGTCTCTAGTGGGAGCCTTTCCATAATCATTATGTAAGGCTGTTCCTGGATGTTTGCCGTATTCTCATTTCCAAACAAAATGTTCGTGTTATCGATAAGCTGAGGTGTATCTAAGGTTGAATCTGTTCCCCAATAAAGGTATGAATCGCCTTGAATCGCAGAAGCCTTAATGCACTTCCACAGAGCACTGTTCATCTTCGCCTTTTCCCACGACTGAATGAACTTTCTGTTCAGTATGTCATATATTGTCTGCTTCGATGAATCGTCGCTCATATCGGTGAATTTTGCCGTCATAGCGTGCTGACAAACAGTCGATACCTTGTACTTGATTGTCGGCTTGATAATATTCAGCATAGGTAGTTCCTCGCTTGTCTTTGCTCCTACCCACTGATTATCGCCATAAAAGTTCCAATTTCGCTCAGTGTTCTTTACTAAGTTCTTGGTCTGCATGTACTTTTTATTGTTTTCGTACATCTGCCATATTTTTTCACAGTTCATTCAATGTCCTCTCCGTAACTATCAATAGCTTGTAATAACTGTTCTAGTCTCGCTCTCTCCCTCTCAGAGTCTCTTTCGGCTTTAGTCTTATATCCGAATGTCTTCGCAATCTTCGTCGGTATAGGCTCAATTTTCGCCCTCTCAGGACGCAACTGAATACCAACGGAGACTCCAATTAAAAAACACACTAAAAGTAGTGTGCCGTGTAATGCGTTATATAACATTTATCGCTTCTCCCTTTCCTATCGCACTAGCCTTACTCTTTTTCGCTAAGTTAAACTGTATTAGCTTATTATCTTCTCTCGGAGCACTAGCTTTGCCGTTTCTCCAATAAATCAAGCGATTTAATGCTTGACTCATTGCGTCTACTTGGTCGTCGTGCTTTCCGTTAGGAAATGCTGAGCACTCATTGACAAAGTCTTCAGTGAAAGGTTTCTTCTTCGGAAGATAGACATTCCCACTTTCTATCGCTCCACTAACGGCATTTACTCTCGATACCTTACCTCCTTGTGGTGTTATAGGTACGATTCCGTGTATCTGTCTCCTTAACACTTGGATTACAGATGAACCATTAGCTTTATCCTCTATCAAGATCCTGTCAACAGTAGGGTACATTCCCTTTAGCCTTAATATCTCTTTTACAGTGTGGGGCATATCTAGGTGTTTTTTAACGGCATCTACCAAATAAAAATCACTATCCTTTTTCCCCCACATCTGTATCGCTACAAAGTCATTATCCTTGCCGTCCTTAAACGACGCGTCAACACTCATTATCAAAGTGCTTAGTTCAGGAAGCTTTTCGTAATACTGCCACCACTCCCTCTGCAGGAGGTTTCCTTGAGCACTTACAGGTCTGCCTTGAAAAAGTGCGTTCCATGTTCTAGAACCCTTAGTGCTCATACACCCACGCTTAAAGTCCTTTAACCACTTAGCCCCCTTACCTATCTCGGGACAAAGTGGTTCGCCCACCTTACGACCTAAGACATCGCCATCTTCAGCTTCACAAGGTAAATTAACTACCGTTACATTAGGTTCATTTTCTATCATACGACCTGCTAGGTCGTCCTCGTGCCACCTAGTCATTATTACTATGACTTTTCCGTTAGGAGAAACTCTCGTTCTATACGATGAAAGCCATTCATCCCAAAGGTGTTCTCTAGTAGTCTCAGAATCGGCTTCTTGCTGAGTCTTTATAGGGTCATCTATGATAAATAAATTAGCAGGGTTACCAGTTACACCACCTGTAACGCCTCGGCTTATCATCTGTCCTACATTACCAGCCATCCAAAACTCATTAGCCGTATTCTTATCCTTACTGAGTCCAGTTCCGAATATCTCTCCGAACTCTTCAATCTTGCTCTTATTCTTTAATCCGAACTTCTGAGCAAAGTCTTCACTATAACTTACCTCTATAACTTTCCTCTCAGGGTGTTTTAAAAGGTACCAGCTAGGCAAGGTCTCCGTTATCGTCATACTCTTTCCATGCTGAGGGGGTGTGCTTATTATCATTATCTCATAAGCCTTATCGGTCTCCCTTTCAACAAACTCTTGAACAGTATCGCACAAATAATCGTGGAACTTACTATGCTTCCATCCCATATTAGTTAGGGCAACATAGCTTTTATAGTCGTGTTGTATTAAGGCTTTTACTATCTCTCTACTATCTGCCATAACTTCTCCAAAATTTTATAATAAAAAATACCCATCGGCATATTAATCTAGTGGGTATGAATTGGGTGCAATCGATTGTGAAAAGGTGATATGAGGGTGAGGGGTAATATATACGTACTATAAGAACGAGTGGCTCTGATTGGGGATAGTGGTCTGTATTCTTCCCCTTTAACCCTTTATTTACTCCCTTAACCTTTTCTATTGTTTGAGGTCTTCCATCCCCTTAACCCTTTATAGAGGGTATAGGGATATGGTAATAAATGGTAGTTTTATTTATTCCGTAAACTATGATTTACGGAATAGTTTAAAACAAATGTTGAAATTTTAACGATTCCATTTACTGCTTATATAGTCTTATTCAGTAAATATACAGAGTTCAGAATAGTATTCGCTGATTCACTGCTATATTCTTTATTCACCTCTGCATATTCTTTGTATATAACTATCGTAAATATCGTTATTAATGCATAAGGCTTGTATAAAATGTATATCGTTAGTATATCTTTTATACATTATTCTGCTTTATCTAGGCTTGATATATACTCTTTAAGTATCTTGTCGGCTTTATCTTTACTAATTGGTTCTTGCTTTGTAGTGGTTTCAATCTTAGTATTATCCGCCCAGCCACACCAATTTTTAAGGCAGAACATAGTCATTTGACGGTCGTAAGCCCCTGCAATTACTCCCTCTGTAAGTATGTCGCTTAAAATTCCATCATATAACGGTTTGAATTCTGCCTTATATTCGTTCAGATATCTTATTAGTGTAGAGTAGCTTATTCCGATGTAGTCGGCTAGATTAATCTTTGTAGGGTATATGTTGTAATCACTTTCTCTTATGTAGTCTAAAAAGCTTCTATATAGTACTGCTAGATGCTCAGGTGATTTGATATAGGTTATGTTGTCATATACTAGTTCGTTTGCGTCTAGTCTATCCCTTAAATATATTTTATTCCCTTCTTCATCTGCTCCAATCCATTCATCAATAGGGGTTATTTTACCGACTGCACAATTAGCCCTTATATATAAGCCGTCATATATGGTTCTTACCTTAACTTGGTTTATATGCTTTCTTGTATTGAGGGTAGTTTTAGCCTGCTTGCCTAAATAAGACTCTCTAAGTGCTTTGTCTCTTGGTTTAGCTTTTGCCATATTCTCCCCCTTTCCTTTATCCTCTATCTTTGGCTCTTATTGTTATCAAATAAACACCCCTTGTTATCTTCTAGGAAGTTATATAACGCAACCCCTAACTGCTCAACTTGTTTCTCTTCAAGACCAATGTTGTAAACATCGTCAAGCGTGTGGATCACCTCGTGTATTAGTGTTTCACGCTTTCGCGGGTGGCTTGCTTCCTCGTTTAGTAATATCCTTTGTTGGATGTACTGCACTTGTCCAAGCAATTCAGTGCTGCCTTCATGTATATTTCTGTCTTCTACAACTTCATACTCAAGATGTAAAACTTTAATTTTCTTTGGTATATTCATTGTCCCCACCCTTTCAAACTAAAATAAAAAAAAACACAAGCTCAATCAAGATTTGTAGTTATCAAATAAAAAGGCTTCTAGGTTCGCCATTCCTCTGATATTGAGGTGGTTACTTGTAGAAGCATTATATTGTATCGCTCGCCCTTTGCGATGCTTTACCCCTTTTAGGTCCTTTCTTTGTATGTGCGAAAGGCTCACCACTACGGCAAGCCCTACCCCACATAATTTAGAAAGGTTGAAATCATGGACAATAACTAACTATTGTACTGCTTACAAGTATATTATATCACATCTTAAACATTTAAGATGAATTTTTTCATTGAAATTTACACATTTCAAGCCATTTTGAAAAAATATTTTAAAAAAGTTTTAAAAAGGTGTTGACATACTGCACAATGTGTTATATGATACATACAACGAAGCGCACAAAGTGCGTAACGCAAAGATGTATCAAATAAAAGAAATGAGGTTGTAAAGATGTATTTTGAAAATTGTAGCACACTAGAACAGTTAAAAGCAGAGTATAAAAGGTTAGCCATGATGTACCATCCTGACCGTGGCGGTGATTTGAGGACAATGCAAGCTATCAATTCCGAATATGATAGCAAGTTTAAGCAGGTCAAGGACTGTCACATTAACAAAGATGGTAAAACTTATAGCAAAGAGACAAGCGAGAAATCAAGCGAATTTGTAGAGTTAATCAATCAGCTAATCAGAATGAAAGGTATTGCAATAGAGATTATAGGTTGCTTTGTATGGGTCAGCGGAGATACTAAGCCACATAAAGACGGCTTGAAAAAATTGGGCTTTAAGTGGCACAGAGTAAAGGCTTGTTGGTATAAATCGCCGCAGGGATATAGGCGTTTTAGCAACAAGAAAGAGTACACATTTGACGAAATCAGGGCGATGTACGGGTCGATGACGGTAAACACAAAGCCAATGCAGGAATTAACAGTTTAAAAAGGATATTAGCCCCTCTACGGAGGGGCAGGAGGTGAAAAGATGAACAGATTTAAAAAATATTGTCCAAATGTATGGGTTGCAGAGTGTGAAGAAGAGTACAGCAAGGGCGACATCATAGAATTAACTACTAAATATGACAAAGTCGTTGAGTGTGAGGTTTACAACCTTGTTGGGCAGACTGGTGATAAATACTATTACTCAATCGTGAGACTAGAGGGCTTAAGCTATGCGGAGCGTAAGGCTGACAAATACAGAACCGCAAGCGCTCGCAATATGGCACGCAGTAACGAAAGATTGAAATCTGCAGAAGAGAGTAAAGAGTTTTTATCACTCGGAGAACCCATCAAGGTTGGACATCACAGCGAAAAATCGCACAGGGCACTAATTGAAAGAAATTGGAAGCGCACGGCTAAAGCCGTTGAGTATATGAACAAAGCGGAAGAGCAGGAACATAAGGCGGAGTATTGGGAGAATAAGGCTAAAGAAATCACCCTTGCAATGCCTGAAAGCCTTGAATTTTTCACCGCCAAGCTGGAGCAAGCAAAAGAATATCATAAAATGTTGAAAGAACATCCGGAAAAACGCAAGCATTCTTATTCTTTGACTTATGCAAAGAAAGAAGTCAACGAACTAACAAAAAAAGTCGAGATAGCTACAAAGTTATGGGGTTAAGTTGAGCCACTCAGAGGGGGAATCGTCCCCCTCTCTGGCACAAAATAGATTGTAAATTTTGAATTGTAATGTTATAGTGTGATATATAGTAAGGAGAGGTTTTAAAATGTTGAAAGTTAAATGGATTGAAAACGGAGAACTTAAAGAAACTACAGTATATGAGAGCGTGCAAGACGCAACAAACGGCAAGGATGTAAATGCATTTTTAGACTTTCTTGTTGAACAAGGCAAAAACATAGATATTGAGGAGATTAAAAGCAAACTCAAGAGTTGCGATTGCATCGAAGAACTTAACGCAGTTTTTAAACAGTATTTTGATTATAGCAATATTGCTCTAGATGTTGCACATCTTGACTATGAGGTGTGGGTCGGCCACATAAATAAGTACGGTTGTCACGGTCCTGAGGTTTCAGATTCTTGGTTAATGCTTCAGACGGACGACCTGGAAGAAGCTAAGGCAAGGGCTAGAGACGAATACAACGCAAAGAGCGATTATATTGTTGAGTTAAGGAGCGACATTGGTCTAGACTATGACAGTTACGACCTTGTAGACTTTAAGGAGTACAGCGATGATATATTCAACATTTACGATTTAGCAAAAGTAGAGTACGACGAAGACGCTGACACCTGCGATTTAAAATTTTATGATAAGACTTGGGATATAACGGCATATATCCACAGTGTACCAATTCCTGAATGGCTCAAAACCGAAGAGGATGACAAGCCTGTGTACATCTTTGATGCCTTAGATTGGGAAAGCGACAAAGCTATAGAGTACGCTTTAGAGCATGGAGAAAAAGAAATAGTAAGAGATACAATTAATTTTTAACAAAGAAAGGATTTTGAAATGTATACGCACGAAGATTTTAAAAAGTTCTCAAAAATCCTTGCTGATAACGGCTATACATATAGCTATAACGAGGGCTCAGGGTCTCATCAATTTACTAGCGCAGATGGTGGCGAGTGTCTAGAATATCGTGATTATAGCACAGCAGACGGCAAGCCCGAAGATTGGGGCGGTATCGTTTGTAGCGATTGGCACCGAATTTGCCTAAACATTGTGGAAGAATCAGGTTTTATTGATGGGATTGAATAAGATTATAAGGGCGATTAATCGCCCTTAATCGTTTGTTTAGGAGGTTTAAATGATTATCAACGGCAAAAGATACGACACAGATAAAGCCGTATATATAGGCTTATACGATGAATCAAAGCTATACAGGAAGCGCACAGGGGAATTTTTTCTTGAAGATGGTGGAAAAATCAAACCACTGTTAATCGATGAAGCAAAGAAAATTATTGAGGTTGTGGCACCTGAAAAAATGGCGGACTTATTCCCTGATACAACCATTATTGACAGGGTAAAGGCTCTTAGGGGGGCTCTAACACAGCACGAATTTAGCAAGGCTTACGGTGTTCCTGCGAGGACCTTGCAAAGTTGGGAGATGGGCGACCGTGTACCTCCTGCTTATGTTCTTGACTTGTTAGAGTTCAGAATCAAGCACGAAGCCTAAAATTGCGTTTTAAGAGGTTTTTATTTATTGCCCTATAAGATGGCACGAAAACCCTTAAACTGTTGCCAGTGGTTCGCTAGGCTTGTTACAAGCCTATGAATATATACCACTGCTAACTAGAATATAGTCGCTCAGTTAGAGCCTATAAAAAGTGGTCTGTGGGGAACCCTAAAAGATGGTGGTAAAATGCTCAAACTCTTAATTTAATACATCAAGAAAAAAGCCTTGAATAATCAAGGCTTTTCTTTTATTTGATAATATATTCCACTCTGTCAAGTGTCGCTTCTTTTAGCCTGTGGGCTTTGGAAGAATTGAGGTTGAAATATTTCTGAACGGCTTTTGTTTTGTTGGGGATATTGTGCATATATAGTTCGTATATATAGTTTTCGTCTGCACTTGAACCCTCTATTAGCTTTGCTATCCCCTTAAAATACCACCTATAAGGCTTTAATCGTTTCTCGAATCTTTCCCTCTGTATGGCTTTGTTTTCCACTTCTGAAGCTATGTTGCTGCTCGTCACCCTTTCTTTTGAATAATCAAGTCCCATACTTGTTAGAATATCTTTGTATTCTTCGCAAAGCTTTTCGTATTCTTCCTTATTCCTTTTGTAGTCCATCAAATAAGCTTTTACATCAAACTTATAGTAGTTCTGCATTATTATTTTCTCCTTACTACCTCAGGTCTTACACCGTCTTTGAGTGCTTTTAATACATCAGACTTCTGTTGCTCACTTCCAACGGCTAGAATGAGTAAAACCATAAAATGTTCTAACGGAAGTATAGCTTTCCACATTGTATCTTTATACTGCTTTTGACAAACAAGAGGAATGAATAAGTCGTGCCTTTCCATTCCGTGTTCTATCGCCCTGCCTAGATGTCTTTCAAGGCTTAATTTATCGCAGATTTTAGTTTCAATATGGCAATACGGCACTCCGTCAACAAAGTTGGTTTTATCCTCTAGCCTATTGATTTTCGCTTCGGTGAACCCCATTTGTCTAAACATCTTCGCCACTTCTTTGTCGCTCCAGGTTCCCCATTCAAAGCCGTTATATCGTTTCTGTTGCTCTTTTGATATTCTCCCCATTTAGTCCTCCTCTGCAAGCCTAGCAAATTCCCAGTCAATAATTTGAGATTCGGTTTTTGATGTGCGTCCGTCTAGGTATGCATAGATTTTACCATCTTGGTATTTAGCAAAATAACGCCTATCCCACGGTCTTTCTCCATTTTCTCTAACCTCTATTAATGTGTCTTTCTCGACCTTAGCCCAATCGACCACAGGCTTGTCTTTTGTACCAAACATCATCACACTTCGTATATGATTTTCTGCACCTATATCAGCTATTTCCTCCGTTGATAAACAAGATATATTATGATACTTGCAATCTTCACAATCTATATAAGGACAACAAGTTTCCTCGCTTTCTATTTCTATAAGTTTCTCTAAATATTCCATTGCCGAAACCTTTGTTACATCTATTTCGTTCATATTTACTTCTCCTTGATTTCCTTGATATTTTCTAGCGTAAATACTCGTTCATTATCTGTTCCATTTTT